GGCCGTATGAGGGAGGCGCTGTATCCGTACCCCTTGCTCGCCAAGCCGGGAGATCCGGCCGCAATCAAGGTGAACCCCAAGTCTAGCAACGGCTTTCCGGTGCTGGGCAAATGGAACACCGAGGGCGCGGCAGTCAAGGTTATGGGCCTTGCTGTCACCATCGAACAGGAGGTGAACCGGGCCTTCAGGCTGGAGGGACGGCAGGGGGTGGAGAGCTGGCTCCGTGAGAAGGAGCTCTCGGCTCCCCACCTCGTTACGCTCCTTGGGAAGACGAAGGCGGATTGCTACACTGAGGGCAAGGCAGAGGCGTTGAGGCTTCGGTTCTACAACGTCTTCCCCAGGCAGGTTCTGCTTAACATGCAGAAGGCCACCCAGGTTCTGGAGGGGAACGCCACGCACATCCTGAACAGCGACTCCAACTCAGCCATCGGCATCACCCTCGCGCATGGCGGGGCTGAGGCTCTAGTGGACGAGTTGGAGCGGCGCTGCGATGCCCAGGGGTACGCCTACACTCACGTGGGCGATGACTCCTGGGCTATCGTGCGCCTGCAGAACGGGGAGCACGTGATGTTTGCCTTGGACTGCAGCAACTTCGACCTCACCCAGCACGGCGATGTGACCCGGGAGGTTCACGAGGCCATGTACCACCAGCTTAAGCTGGTGGACGGCCCGGCGGCTGCCCTGTGGCACTCATATGCGCGTCAGCGCAATGTGATCACCACAGGCACGCTGAACCTCACCTGGAAGCATTGCGGCCCCTCTGGGATGCCTCTTCAGTCCAAGGTGAACGACATGCTGATGGAGGTGCTGCTGATGCGCACCATCGCCAGGATGCCGGACAATTGCGACGAGAAGGGGCTGGAGCGGCTGCTGGCGGAGGTGGGGCAGGGAATGGGCTTCTCGATTCGCCTGGAGCAGTACATGTCCGGGAAGACGGTGCGCAGCATTCTGCAGCGCTCCCCCTTCCTGTACATCGGTTACTACTTTTGGGCGGATGCGGAGGAGTCGGTGCAGTGCTTCGCGGACGTTTCACGGACGCTCTCGCAGGTGCCGTACCCGAGCGTGAGGTGGATGGAGAAGAACGCCGTGCAGCCTCTTGAGGCTGTGCGTGTGGCCTCCATCTACCTCAACCTCGGTCTCCCGCCCCCGGAGCTGGAGGAGGCCTTTGGGGCTTTCCAACAGTTCGCCATCGGGGCTCTCGAGTCGGCCAAGGACAGCCACTTGAACCTCGATGAGGAGACGCTGCGGTGGGCGCTCAAAGAGACTCCGTGGGGGCCGACGCTGATCCCCTCCCTGGAAGGCCTCCGCAAGGCCATTCAGAAGGATCCTGGCGAGATCTGGCTCAAGAGAGAGCCAGAGCTCCCCAGCACCTCTGAGCTGGTGTCAAGCTGGGCAGACCAGGTGGAGGAGGAGGAGCAGACGGCCGCCGTCGGAGAAGGCTCGCGGCTTGAGCGCCCCGCGGCGCTTACGGTGGCACCTACATACGTGCCCCGCAGGCCCGCGCCTACCCACCCTCCCACGTGGAGGAATGTGGGGCGCCCCCCTCCCACGGCAGTGTGGGGGCCCGACAAGGCCCCGCGCGAGCGCGACCAGCAGGGGTCTTTGAACCCTGCTGGAAGCTCCAGGATTCGCCGCCACGGCTACGTGGCGAACGAGGACTGGTCGAGCGGGGACGAGTCCGGCTACGACGACGGCCACGGCTATGAGACCGATTGGTCCGAGTAGGGCGTAGTCAGTGTCCGCGCAGCCGACGCACCTTAGAAGAATTAGAATTCTTTAGCGGAGTCGAGGTGTGAGTGGTGTATCTTAGGAGCAGAAGGTTGCAGCAAAGCGTAGCCCCGGCAACGTAGTTAAATGCGGGGGGCCACTCGACCGGTG